GACAAACCCAGTTACTAGTTTGGGAAGAACCAGACGAAGGTATTACTGGTGCGTGTACAGTGGAATTTATTGACTACCCTATGGAACGCATTGCGCATGTGAACTTGATGGGCGGTAAAGGTATTGTCAGAGACTACGTGTTTGATGAAGCTAAAAACTTTATGCGTGCTAACGGGGCTACAAAAGCCCAATGTTGGGCACGGGGAACACTAGTTGATATGTACAGGAAAATGGGTTTAGAAAACACCCACCAAGTAATGAGGGTTGATCTATGAGAACAAGTTATTCACGTCGTGAACTGTATGCTTTGGGCGAGCCGCTCGGAAATAGCGCTACCTATTTAAAAGCAGGTGGTGGATTAATTTTGGGTGATGGCGGCGGTGGTGGTGGTGGCAGTGCCCCGTCTAACACTACGTCTACTTCAACTCAAACTGCTGAATTGCCAGAATGGGCAAGGGGTTACGCTAAAGACGTATTAGCTAAAGGTGCGGCTCTAACCGACATTAACCAAAACCCATACCAAACGTATAACCAGCCACGGATTGCAGGGTTTACCCCAATGCAACAAGCCGCCCAACAAGGCGCGGCAAACATGGGTGTTTCTAAACAACTAGGAACTGGTACAAATTTAGCCACAGCTTCTGGACAAGGCGGTCTCGGTATTGCTGCATCAGCAAATCCAGAGAATTTTCAAAGTCAAGTTGGCGGGTACATGAACCCGTACATGAAGAATGTATTAGACCCACAGATGGCGGAAATGCGTCGTCAATACGGTATTTCTGGAACCCAGCAAGCAGGTGCAGCTACACAAGCAGGTGCATTTGGCGGTTCGCGTGACGCAATCATGGCGGCTGAAAATCAACGCAATCTAGGCACGGCGCAAAACCAAGCGATTGGGCAAGCCTACGGTAATGCATTTAACGCTGCGCAAAATCAATACAACCAAGGACAGAACCAAGCACTGCAAGGTATGCAGTTGGCTGGACAAAATGCCGCTACTCTTGGGCAGTTAGGTCAACAAGATTACACTCAAAAAATGGGTATTAACCAACTGCAAAACCAGTATGGTACTCAACAACAAGCGCAAACACAACAAGGTCTTACACAAGGTTACCAAGATTTTATAAATCAACAAAATTACCCATACAAACAGTTAGGCTTCATGTCTGACATGATTCGTGGTATGCCACTGGGACAACAATCTACTGCGGCTGTTTATCAACCACCACCCTCTACAGCGCAAACTATTGGATCACTGGGTTTGGGTGCGTATGGTATTGGACAGTTGTTCAAAGCCGAAGGCGGTCAAGTTCATGGGTACGCCGCAGGCGGCTTAGGCGGTACAGTTCCACGCGGCAGTGTAATGACTCGCGAGTTTAAAGAAGACGCTGTTAACCAAATTCCTGATGAGCGTTCTTTGCAGACAGCGCAAACCAACGCCGCTAACCGTAGTGACTTTGATACTGAATTGGCGGCTAAGCAGAAGATGGCGCAAGATGCCGCTATAAGAGGGCAAAGTGCGGCTATTAATCGCGGGATCGCTGGGCAGTTACCAGAACAGTTTGCTGATAATGTAGTGCGCGCGGCTAAAGGTGGTATTTTGGCTTTTGCTGCACCCACTGCGGCTAATAACTACAGCCTAACTAATTCGGGTGAAGGCGAAGGCGACGGCGATGGGCAGACTATTCAAGTTGCTGCGCCAGCAGGTGACCCCGCGCTTTATAGGCAGTTTGGTAGAAGAGCGATGTCGTCAATTGATGCGTACTCTAATCTCCAAGCACCTAAACCATACACGCCAGAAGAAGAAGAGGCCCTTGATGCACGAAGCATGGCGCGAGCAAGAAAACTTATTGGCCCTAGCCCGACCGAAGGGATAAAAGCTGAGTTAGAAGACCTTAAAACTCAAAGTAAAGAAGCGCTACAGCAGGGTAAAGGCCTAGCTGCATTATCCGCAATGGAAGGTATGTTACAACCCGGTGGCGCTCTTCGTGGTCTTGGCCGAGCAGGAAAGAATTTTGTTGAGGCTTATGCTCCAGCAGTTAGAGCTGACCAAGATTTAAGAAAATCTACGGCGCTGATGAATATTAACTTAGCTAATGCACAACGTGCAGAAAACATGGGCTTAGGTAAAGAAGCTATGGCTTACACCAATCAAGCCGCAGCAGCCAGAAAAGAAGCAGGTAAAGCTGAACGCGAGTTGGCGCTCAAAGAAGCCGAGCTCAACCTTAAAGGCGCAACTGCATTTCGCCCACCATCCAAGGGTTCTGGTGGTGCTGGCGGCGGTCAAAAAGAATACGTTTATGCTACACAAAAGTATCTGCCAAAAATTAAAGCGATGTACCCCACAATGCCCCCAGACCAACAAGAAGCCGCGGCGTATCAGTTGTATCAACAAAATAAATCTGCGGGATTGGAAGGCGCAAATGTACGTGCAAATTCTGCAGAGAACTTAAAGGCGCAAGAAAACTTTAATAATGAGCTTAACTATGGCGTGAGCGCCGCTGCTAAAGCATACCGCGCTGCTGATAAAGCAGGAAATGAACCAGAAAGACAGCGACTTAGAAATCAGATTGCTAAGGAACAAGGATATACACTACCGGATGGAGCTCCCGCCAATAGCGGTGGCGGTGGTGGCGCTGGAAACGCCCCTCCTCTTCCCCCCGGTTTTAATCCTGTACGTTAAAGGCTAATTCATGGAAAAGGCATACAACCCATCCACTGGGGAGGTTTTGTTTTTGGTTGGCGATCAGTGGACTAAACCAGAACAAACTGCTGAAAATCCCAAGACGGGCGAACGCGCGTATCTTGTAGGTAATCAATGGGAAGTATTTAAACCGCCATCCGTAGAGAAGCCAAAAGCTTCTACTGCTTCAAATCTTAGTGGGCCTGTGGAAGGCGTTGATAGCCCTATGGGTGAAGACTTTGGCTCGGCGATTATGGGGCAATCTACACCCAAAAAAGAGAGCGTACTACAACAGCAGCCTATGCCGGAACCATTGCCGACAGAAGATAGAGCGGTCTTAAACCCTAAATTTACAAATGCAATACAAGCGAAATTAAATTCGCTACCCGAAGAAGAACGTACCGCTGCTTTAGAAACGTTAACTAAACGTGGTGATGTATATGGGCGTGCAGCTAGGGCTATCGCTGGACGATACGACTCATTAAACAAAATACAAACCCCTACAGGTCAAAAGTTTGACCCACGTCTTGAAGCTCAACAAGAGCGTTTCATGAAACAAGGTATGTCTCCCGAAGTTGCGGAGCAAGCTGCAATACGACAAGCCGAGAGCGGTCAGTTTATGCCTGACTATGCTCAGATGACTGAAACGCCCGAAGAAGTTATTAAAGCACAAGAAGAGTACGGCTTCCGCAAAGATATGACGCCAATTGAAGAAACATTACGTACGCTAAAACGTACGGGTGCAAAAGGCGTAACTGCAGGCGAACAAGGTTATCGTGGCGCAAAACAGTTTGTTGCCGACTCTCTTGGCATTGACGCCCCCGACAACAAGCAAAGACTAAATGAGTTAAACGGTCTTATGCAAAACATGGGTGAGTCTAAGTACAAACCCATACAAATACTTGAAAACGCTGGCGCATCTATTATTCAACAAGCGCCTGCAATGATTGCTGGAGCTTTTACTGGTGCTACGCCGCTTGTTTTTGGTAGTATGTTTGCACAATCATTTGGTCAGACTTACGATGAGAGTCGTCGGCTTGGGTTAGATGTTCGAGAAAGTGCGGCACGTTCCGCTGCTTTTGCTGCTTTTGAAGTACTAGGTGAAAAAGTTGGGTTTGGCGCTGAAATGAAAGCGCTTCGCAAAACAGCACAAAATATCCCACTGTCTGAGCTTACTGGCTACTACGCAAAAGCTTTAGCTAAACAAATACCCGGCGAAGAGTTTACGTATACGGGTCAAACTATTGTTGATAAAGCACACGGGTTAAACAAAGAAGCCGGGATAAAAGAATTCTTGGACGGTGCTGTTGATACCATGCTTGCTACTGTTGCACAAGGCGGCATGATGTTAGCTGGTGGCGCTGCGGCTAATAAAGCGCTAGGTAGATTTAGAAGACCTGCAACAAATGAAACAGAAAATACAAAAGTTGGCGGCAAATCTATAAACGACATTATTAAAAATATTGACGCCCTTACCGCCGAAGAAGAAGCACGTACTGAACGTGAAGCTATTCAAGCGCCACCAGTAGAAGAAAACCCTTTAGAGGGTCCAGAGCCACCTGATATTTTTGGAGAACAAAATGTTAGACAACCTATCCGTGGAACAAGTGGAGAAGGCGTTGGCGTGGCTAGCAAACCCAGTGCAGACATTCCCACCACCGCAGGAGTTGAAGGAAGTGGAGCCGCGGGAGTGGTTCCTACTGGAGAAGTTACTACACGGCCTGATAGCGGAAAAACTACACAGCCAACTACATTAGAAGCCTATGAGATAACTGACCCCAAACAAACCCCGATGTTTAAGTACATCACGGGAATCAACAAAACGCTAGATACTTTTTACAACCAGCTATATACAAACAACCACGATCAACTACCTGACGATCTTAGAACGACACGGTTTATATTGGATGGCGTCAACGACGCCATGAGAATGGTCCAAACTCGTTTAGCAGCATGGGATCACCCTGCTATTGCAGGTGCAACTGAGTCTGAACGTCGGATGGGGAAAGCAAGGGCAACTGCTGAAGACCGTGAACTTCTTGGTGCAGCTAGTAACTTAAGCGCTATCGGCACTAGGATTGCTAATCAATCGATGGCGCTCTACAAGGGCTATAAAGGTAAAAAGGCGGGCAGCCAAGAAAAAATTAATGCCTCGGAAAAGGAACTAGAAAAAGAATTTCATCGTGCGCTTGACCTTATGCACGCAAGGGGCCTTTTAAACGAAGAAGAGTCTAAAGAGTGGGAGGTCATGAAGGCGGCTAGACCAAAGCAAGAAACGCCCCCAGCACAAGAACTTTTTACGCCAGAAGAGCCTGCGCCAACACCAGAAGAGCCACCAAAAGATTTAGTTAAAAAATATCAAGAACAGGGGTTCGCCCCAGATGACGCTAAACGCGAAGCAGCTGTTGAAGCAGGTGTAAATCCGGAACAACCCGCTCCGTATTTTGGTAGCGATGAAATCAATGCTCTCGGCGACAAAATTAAAGATGCTATTAACACCATCACAAACGACTTTATGGTCGGCGATATGGTGCGTTACGGAAACACAACCGGCACTGTTGTCGGCACTGATGCTACGCATGTAAAGTTGCATCCTGACGGGGCTAAGTCTCCAAAGGCGTTTTACCGTGTTCCTAAAGCTCGCATTGAACTTGTTGCGCGACCAGATACTGTTTCTAAGAGCGCTGCTATGGCTATGTCCGGCGAAGATAAGAAGTTTGGCACTGAACAAGGTAGGCTTGATGCAGACTTGGGCGGTTTGGCACGGCTGCTTGGACAAAATATGTATGCGTCCGCCATTGCTGAAGTATCCATAAAAGAATTGTTACAAAACTCTTTTGACGCTGTAAAAGGCGCTGTGTCTAGTAAAAATTCCCCATCACTTTATAAAGTTGGTGAGATTGTTATTACGCTAGATGAGGAGAACCGCACCATTACTGTACAAGATAACGCACGGGGTATGACACCTAGTATTGTACGAGATGCGTTTTTTACTATTGCGGGTTCCGATAAGTCTGATCTTGATCCTTCTGAACGAAGCGGTGGCTTTGGCCTTGCAAAAATGGGGTTTATGATTGGTACCGATCGTTTAATTCTAGATACCGTACGTGATGGCGTACGCATAACTGTAGATACAACGGCTAAAGATATTTTAGATAACAATTTTAAAATAAATAAAAAAGCTGCACCCAAAGGTGAGCATGGCACTACTGTTACCGTTAAGATTCCTGAGTACTACATTGATCCAAAAAATGGAGAGAAAAAAGATATATATTTTGACTCTGATCCAAAGTACTCTACCCCATTAAAGAAACCTTTAATTGGTCCCGTTATTGTAAAAACAGTGCAGAAGAGCGCGTTTAGAAATGAAGAAAAAACATTACCTGTAGGTGTTAACTTTCCACTAGATAAGTACATACCTCTTAAAGTTAATTTTTCATGGGGCAGTGCAGATGTGTATTTTGGCAAAGATCGTATAACGAGAGAGTACGATACCAAGCATGAAGTATTGTCTGGTGGCGTGTATCAGTTTGATGGAAGAGGTAAGTATCAAACTCACTTTAAATTATCAGAATCTGAAATTATTCCATTCAATTTAATAATAAACGTCAAGCCTAATGTTGAAGCTAAGCATCCTGACTATCCGTTTGAAAATAGTCGTGAGCGTTTTAAAGATAGGTTAAAGGAAGACGTTGACTCTCTAGTAAGCTATCTTGCGCAAATAGCCCGTGGTAATGAGGCTGCTGATCTACAGGATAACTTTAAAAACATCGTATCAATGCCTCGTGTTGATGTTGGACAAGATATCACCGACGTTACTAATAAACTGCAGAAGTCTTTTGACCGCCGAGGTAAAGTAGAACGCCGTGAATTACCGCCAATGCCATCAGAAGTGCGGGTTGAAGGCACTCGGGTTATTTCTGTTGATACTGGCAAAACAATTACTGATACCGCTAAAGAAAAAGAAAAACAAACCAAAGGTACATTCCAAGCCGATCAAGCCGCTCCTGAGATGAAGGATTTCTTGCTTAACATGGCACAGAATCCAAATCAGCCAATTTTTCATAACAACACCAACGTAGATTTCCTAGAGGTTGGTCGTCAATACGGTAACCCCGAAATGTTCTTTGCTGAGCTCGGTACGGTTATGGTTGAAATGAAAGAGGCTCTTGCCAACAGTGGATTTTATAACTACGAACAACTTAAGCCAGAGAATTTATTCTTTGGCGGCGTTTCAATTGACAAAGGCTATGGCGGCGTGCATATCAAAGTACCGTACAAGGCGGTGTTGATTAACCCGTTCTACGACTTTGGCGCTAAGACTTTGTTTGGTGCCCGCGAGTATTTGTGGGAAACTATGACGCACGAGATGGCTCACACAGGTGACATGGGTCACGGCGTAGGTCACAACACGCACATGTTAAAAGTGCGTCAATATCTTGCAGATGAAGGTTTAGCAGATTACTTCCGTGATGCACTCATGGAGATTTTGACTAAACACGAGTCAGCCTTTACAGCAATGAGGGAAGCGTATGGAAAATCAACAACTAAAAACACTGCAAAGTCTCTTGAGGACTACGGAAAAGGTTCCGCCTCAATATCGGATGGAAGCGCTAGAAGTAGCGGCGACGACACAGTGGACGCTCTATCAGCAAGAGAACGATCCGGAGGGGATGGCGATATACGCCCCGCTAGTGGAGGCAATCAAACAAGCGAAGTCGGTGGACGAGATAGAACGCCTAGCAGCGTAAAAGGTTTACACCCATCCGTCGTTGCTGCAATAAACAACAACGATATTAAAGGTGCATTACGTGCGCTAGCCAAAAACACGTCGGGGCTATATGCGGAACTTGCTAGTCGTTTGGCTGAGTTGGATTTACCAACCTCAATAAGCTTTAACAACGCGCGCAATTTACTTCGCCAACATATAGACAATAAAACTGCGCAACAACAAGTCCGGTTATTTACGTATATACGTCGTGCATATCCTGAGTTATACGAAAAACACTTCAAAGATTACGACAAAGCCGACAGCTTAGAAAATGTCTATAAAGGGCTGCAAGAGTTAGCTTCGCCTAAATACGATACCAGCTACGTTAAGACAGAGTTAGATACCTTAAAAGGCGTGTTTGATAAATCAATGCCGGGTCTTACTGCACCGGGGTTCTTTGTACCAGACATCGACGCCATAACAATAAACCCAAGTTCTGCGTTTGGTACAGACAATAGAGTGCTACTACATGAAATTGTTCATGCAGCCACAGAATTTACATTACGCGATACGGCGGGTCTTTCTGACCGTCAAAAGAAGGCTGTTACATCTCTTTATGATATGTACAACAAGGCGCAAGAAACAATGTCGCCTAAAGAGTACGGTTTTACAAACATATTTGAATTTGTTGCCGAAGCGCTTACAAACCCCAAGTTTCAAGCCAAGCTAAAGAGTATTCAATACAAATCTCAAAAAGCTTCCATGTGGAATTCGCTGCTTAAGTTCATTACGCAGATGTTTGGGAAAGACAACATAGCCGCGTCGGCAATGATAGAAGCAAATGAAATTTTTTCCGCGCATCGTCCAGTCGGTGCAGTGAGTGGTATTAGGTTTGCACCGCGTATAAAGGGGCCCGTAAGTAAGCCCGATACTTGGCGCACTGCAGAGACAGTAGAGCACAGCCTAAGACAAATAGGCAAAGATATTTTTACTGGCAAGATGACTATTGAGGACGCCATAAAAGATATCGGCGCCGCTTTCTACGACCAAAATGGGTTCCGTTATCGTGCGGCATTACTGCCAATTATGCAAATTCGTCAGCTTCAAGATATGACGAAAAACGTTTTCCCCCAACTTGGCGGAGCGGTGCGTACTGTTGAAAATATGATTTCTTACAGGGGTCGCAAATTACGCATAGCCGGTGATATCACAAAAGATGCGTTGGATTTACAACGTAGATCGCCTGAACGCTCTATGCTACTTGGTAAGTTAATGATTGAAGCAACAATTAGAAAGCTAGATGTAGACCCACTAAGTCGTAATTACGATCCAATAAAAATAAACGCCGAGTTAAAAGATGCGTGGAATGCGTTGGGTCCAAAGTTCCAAAGCATGTATCGTCGTGTGCGTAACTACAGTACAGATAATATACACGAAACAATACGTGAGATGAAGAGCCGCGCATTGCTGTTACCTAAAGCTGAACGCCAAAAAATCATTAAAGAAATTAATAGGCAATTTGGCCCAGACAAACTTGTAGAGCCTTACTTTGCATTACGGCGCTTTGGTGATTTCTATTTCCAAGTTGGTAAAGGTAACAACAAAGAGTTCTATACGTTCCAAAATTCTTTTGATAGAACTTTGGCTATGGAAAACCGTAAACGAGAACTATCGCAAGGCAATGCACTGCAACGCGCCCTTGTTGAAACTGTCTATCCCGGCAATGGGATATCAGAGATATTTTCTAAGAACTTAGCAACAACCGCGGCGCTTAAAGAAGTCCATGACCTGATTGATAACGTATCTTCGTCATCAGTTGCAGATATTAAAAAAGATTTAAAGAGTAGCTTAGACCAGCTAATCTACGTCATGCTGCCACAACAAAGCGTGCGCAAGATGTTTATAAACCGCAAGTCAATTCAAGGTGCGAGTGAGGATTGGATACGCGTATTCGCCGACACTGCAGTGCACACTGCGTATCAGCAAGCGAGGTTTAAGTTCGCCGAACAATATAAAAACGGTGTCCAAGATGCGTACGACCACCTAAATGACTTACGCGAGGCTGGTGCAAACCCAAACAGAATAGCTGCATATAGGGATTTTGTTAACGAAGTTGACCGTCGCTATAACAACGTATTCGGCGTAGAAGACAAGAGCGCTTGGGCAAAGACGGTTGGCAATATTATGTCAACTACGTTCTACTTTATGCTAAGCGGGCCAGCGAGCGCGTTCACCAACACAATCGGCGCAACAATTACGACGATGCCGTATATAGGTTCTAGATACGGATACGCTAAAACTAATGGTATCTTATTAAAGAACTTAGCTAAATACATGGCGTCTACTCCAAAGCGTACGCTTTTGCCTTTAGTAACAGGCAACTTTTACGGGGTTAGCTTTCCATCTATAGTTGAATCCACAATAAGCAATCCTTTGCTTAGACGCGCTGCCGACAGATTCGTAGACGACGGGGACATAAATATCTCTATCCATAACGACGTGTTTGATTTGGGCGATGCACCGTCGGCGCTTTATACGGGCAGGTTAAATAGCGTTAAGAAGGTAGCTGCTGGTGCGTTTCATCAACTAGAACGGTTCAACCGCGAAAACACATTGATGACTACGTTTGAACTAGCGTACAAAGAGTTTAACGGTAACATAAAAAAGAATGCGCAAGGTGTTGCGCAGAAAGACTCTAACGGTAACCCCCTACGTTATACGGCAGACGAAGCGTTTGAAGAAGCTATTCTCGAAGCCAAAGACATGGCTGGCTTGACACTCGGCGATCCTACTCGTGCGTTGCGCGGTCGTATATTTGCAAATCCAACTTTCAGCGCTTTGACACAGTTTAAGCAGTATGCGGTTACAACTTTATATATGGTCGGTCGCAACATACAGCAAAGTTTTGCGCCATTCTCTAAGGGTGAGATAGAAGACTTAAAGAAAATGTATACCAAGGACGGGCTGCCACCACAAGAAATAGAACAACGTATAAAAGAAACCCAAGACTATAACGATGAATTGCGTGCCGAAGCCATGAAGCGGTTTGCTGGTATGACTGGCATGGCATTGTTGTGGGGCGGTATTGCGGCATCGCCATTCTTCTCGTTGCTTGGCTTAATACTACAAGCGCTAAACGCTATAGGCGGCGACGATAAAGATGAGTTTTACGATTGGGAGAATTCGTTCTATAACTATATGGAAAACGAATTTGGTGGTTGGGCTGGCGCTTCTCTTGCCAAACTTGGAATGGAAGAAAAGAATGCTAAAGCAACAGGTCGTAAAATTGGCGAAGCCGCTGGTAGAGGTGTAGTCCCTACAATTACTGGCGCAAGTTTGTCTGACAGGGTAAGCATAGACCCAGTAAATATGCTGTTCCGCGAGTCAAGGTATTCCCCTGATGCACGCGATGCTGTTATAGAGGCGTTCATTTCTAACGCAGGGCCTAGCGCTGGCCTCGGTTTAAATTGGGCCGATGCAGTACAAATGGCTCAAAGAGGTCAGTACGAACGTGCATTTGAAATGGCGCTTCCAGCATTGTTAGCAAACCCACTTAAGGCGCATCGTATAAGCAAAGAAGGTTTAACAAACCGTAAAGGTGAAGTGCTCGGCGGTATTTATGCGGATGAACTAACCCAATGGGAGATTGCACTGCAGGCGGTAGGCTTCCAACCAGAACGTATTGCTCAAGCGCAAAAATCTATAATTGCCACGCAGACTAAACAGCAGAAAATAAACGACAAAAGAAACGCGCTTATGGATCGCATATGGATGGACCGTGAAGCACCAGAATCTTTTGAAACTGCTTTAGATAAAGTACGGGAATTCAATATAAAGTACCCAGATAAAAAGATTTCCCCTAAAGATATTAAAGATTCGTTTGATGCTCGTGCAAAACACAAAGCTGAAGTTGAAGCTATAGGCGCTAATGTAGAGAAAAAACTAAGGGGTCGACTAGAACCTATGCTTGAATACGGGCAAAAGTAATTACTTTATACGCCAGACTCGTAGCCCTTTAATTGCGTCTTCAATAACAAGTTTCATGACAACCTTAAATCCAAGCCGCTTAACTACGGCTTGGATAGTTTTTTTACTTTCGTCTATACGCAAACATGGCACGAAAAACGAACAGCCAACCTTAAACCTACGCCAGTTAACACTATAGTTAACGTCATTGATCTTCATCGTCTTCAGTGTCGTCGGCGGTTTTAACGGCTTCGACGTATATATCTGGGTCTATAAATTCGCCTTTAGAGCAATCAAATACAAACGCATCTACGGGGGGGATGCCGCTAATCTTAGTGCCTTTAGCCATACGCTTTTTAACTGCGCCCCCATAGACGCCTTCGGCGGTAAGAGAGTTAAGTACGTCTTTCAAAGTAATCTGATGCGCAGAACACCACGTCCTAAACTTTTTAGCAATGATAAACAGCTTCATCGTATCCGGCTCATACCGGATAATAAGTTCCCTTGATGGCTCGGCTATAGGTAGAAGCTCTACCCCCGTTCGTTTATCCACCTCACCATTTATAACTAAACTATTACTGCGGTGCTCAGCCCAATACTCACCAATAACACTTGCATGATTAGTAACAGGGGGTTTTATCTCTTCGCGCATCTGGCCAAACTGTTTAAGCACCCACTTCAATACGCGACCGACATCAATATCAATAAGCCCAAGACGCTTGGCGAACAAGGCGCCAGCTATATTACAAGCCGCAACACCCGACCAAAAACGTTCTCTATTCGTAAAACCTATTTTTCTATCAATAATTAGTTGGATTTCTTTAATCTCTTTGATGCGCTCTTCAAGGTTGTCGACCAAGTCACGTATGTAAATACGACCGGCATGACCATAGTTTGTATATAACTTCGGATATATTTCATCTGCTTCCTGTTTAGATAATAGTTTAGTGCTGGGGATATCGTATTCAATTACACGCATTAACTCGCCGTCGGGCGTAGCCTTCAAAGACTTTAGCTTATCTACTATCGACGCGTTAGAGCTACATAAAAGAATAGTCTGCCACTTAGCAAAGTTTTTGCGTTCAGCGTTTTCGCTAGACTTCATGCGACCGCGCCCCCTACCCTGAGATACTGCATACGAAAAGTCAGAGCAGTCGTCGGCTTTCATTTTTGTAATTTCGTCGCAACCCAAACCCATGTTGTTCATAACACCAAGTCGATGCAAACGAACAGCCATAGTATCCCGCTCAATCAGCATAATTTCTTCTGGGTGCCCAAACACGCTGTGCATTGCCTTAATTGCCGTAGTCTTACCCGTGCCAGACTCGTTGTTAATCATGTTAATGATTGCGCCTTTAAGGTTCAAATGCTTCATTAGTGGCGCGCCAAATGCAGTAAAAAAGCCAAACGCATGCGGCTCAAAGCCTTCTCGATCGTAGACATTTATCACTGACTTCCACTCTTCCAACGAACCAACAGGCGCAAATTGCGGTGCTAAGTCGTCCGTGTAGCTTGATGGTGGGCTATATCTATCACCGTCGGCGCATATCTCTGTATCTCCTATTACAAACGACGCGTTCTTTTCAGTCCAGCCAAATTGCGTTCTCATAATTTCTGCCCCTTCTTTGCATTGCAACTCCTTTACGGAACGAACGATGTACGCCATGATTGCGTCCATCTGTTTTTTCATACCTATAACACCATACCAAGCAAGCTTTTCGCGAAGCTTATCTGCTGTCAACAATTCAACTGCTGGCAAGGCGAACTCTTTTACACCGTCCCTTGGTGTGTGCATACGCATCCAAACAACTTCCCCACGCTGCGGGTCTTTTAACCGCTTGACCACATACAAGTCGTGCTCATAAATCATTACGGCTTCGGGGTCTTCTTCGTCGTCGGCTTTGCGGTAGACGCCGCCGTTCTTGCCACGAAAATATGGAAACGGGTAATCTGGTATCGTGTACGTAACTGGTTTAGAGGCTTCTGGTGCGGTGTACTCTATGGTGTTAGTCTCTGATTCAGCGATCTCGGCACCAAGAACAATCGGAGAAGATATCTTCCCCTTGTGTATGCAGTTAGCGCAACCTCCGGGGTTATACGCCTCAAACTTCTCGCATGTGTAGGGGCCCTTTATCTTAGCCACTTTCTCTATCGTAGCATCAGGAGAATAATCTGGATGCTGATTTGATATGTCGTGTATGGCAGTGTCGGCGTCTACACAATACGCGGGGATAGAAAGGGCGGCCCTCCAACGTGGTTCATCTAAAGACGATTGTTCCGCTATAGAGCTAGTTAACTGAAAGCATCCAGTGCCCTTAGCGTTTTTATCTATGATGGTGCTAAACCTAAACTGTTTGCTACCCATCAGCGCGCGAGTTAAATCGTTTGTATGCGTGGGTATATAAGACGGCGCTTCTTCAAGTGTGCCAAGCTTACTGTTAAATTCGTCATAGTCCACAGCCTCAGATATAAGAAGCACGCCGACATCTAAAGGCGGATCACCTTTGTAGTTAAATGTCTCAGGCATCCGCATAATTGACGCCGCATCAGCAGTTCTAGCGGGGTCGGCTTCAAGCCCATGCTCATTGCACAATGACTTAAGCCGCTTAGCTGTGTTGAGCCATTTTTGTTTTGATATCTCCGCAGTCAAACCCCAGTACACGTGTACGCCACGCCCCGAATTCACTAGGGTCGGCTTAGGTAGGCTAAGTGTTTTACAAAACTTCTTTAGCGCGTCTATACCATCGCCTTGAGTGGCGTACGGCTTACCTTCACCGCAATCTATATCAAGCCAAAATGCTTTAATTTCTTTTACGTTATCTACTGTCCTAGATTCGCTTGTTTCGTACTTAGCACATGCAAAGTACACGTCATATTGTTTTGCCAACAACGCCTGCGATATCTCTTCAACTTCTTCTAGACTCCGTGCAAATTCTTGCTTTGGCAGTCCGGTCTTCTTTAGACCCACTACGCAGTACCACCCATTCGGAGACAGTACTGCCGACAACAAATCTGTTTTTGTCATAGCCGCCTTACACCGCAAAAAAGACTGCGTCCAAGAAGCGCGGGTGCCTCAAGGACGCAAAATGACCTACTTCAGACGTGAGATTACTTGTTCGATTTTTTCGCAATGACTTTGGCGCGGCTTCCACTCACCAGTAAACCATTTGTATATGGTCATCCGGCTTACGCCAAAGTACTCTGCAATTTCACGAACACTGTATTCTTTTTGAATACAGATACGCCCCAGCTTGACACCGAGGAGTTGTTCATCCGCCGACTGGTTAGAACGAATAATTCTTAATGAATAACCTCTAGCATCCATTTTTATTCATCGTCGGTAGACCAATTGTTGAGCACGTCAACAAAATCTTTTTTGGGTATTGGCTCTGTAGCTTTCTTAGAAGGGCGCTTAACTGGCTCAGCTACTTCTTCAATAATCTCTGGTGCTTTAGGTTTAGCTTTAACACCATCGCTAGTAGAAGGGTTCTGTGCAACTGCAGATTTAGCGGCTGGACTTTCGCCTTTTTCTTTAGCGGAAAGCCACTCTTGTTCAGACAAGAAACGCACGGGCTTAAATGTTAGCTTGGGTGTATCGCTATCACTATCCATACGCATCTCAGTGACCAAGGTGTTGATGCTCTTGCCTTGTGCGCCAACATACTTAGCGTATTGCTGGAACGGCATCTTGTCTAGATCGCCACGACCAAAGATGGACTTAGCTGGTAGCACTAACTGATATACATCTCCGTATACGTCGTCGGCTAAAAGAACCGCTAAACGCTGTTGGAAACGGCATGCGCGTGAATCGCCTTGTCCAGAACCTTTAATGTTTTGCTGGCAACCTTCACAAGTTTTATTTTGTGGCTCTTCAATGCTTGCGTCGGGCTTATCGCCGTCGTTAGACCAGCAGTCTGGGTGTGTGGTCTCACCCGCCACATACTTACCAGCATAGAAAGAACGAGACACTTTTGACGACCCATTGACGATGACGATGCTCATCGCGCGGTTTTCGTTTTTAGTAATCTCTTCACCATTGACCATCATGCGGAACACGCCGCCACGAATAGATATGCGCTTAGAGCCAGTGTTGCCAGCCAGTGCGCGTGTCATTTCATCGAGACCTACTTGTTTTAGGTACGATGGTAGTTCTTGGTTAAACAAAGTTAAATCACTCATTTTCATTTCCTTTTACAAAAGTTACTTGCATTACTTTCTCCTTATTGTGATGTCATACTCAGAATCAATATTTAATCCGGGTGGGTGTGCATCCGGATTGTTCTCTAGGAACTCCTTCATGTTGGTTTGCTGAATCCGTTTCTCCAGCAGTTCCATACCATCATGCTCTTTCATAAAAGCGTAGAAACTTCCCCAGTCGCTGGTCCAGTATCTATTCTTTAGTGTTCTATACGCTATTCCTGTGGGGGTTGAAAAACTAGTTACTCCTGTCTCTTTTGACACCTCAACAATTTTCTCCTTAAGAGTCTTCATGTCTTCGTCTAACTGAGCTACTTTTTCTTTGAACTCTTGGTAGTAACGGTCACGCTTATCTCGCATCTTTATGTACGTAGTGACGATCTGTTCTATCGGTACGCTTTCCATGTGGGTCCTTTAAGTTAGTGGGGTAGTTATTATACCAAAGTTCTTTACATTGTCAAGAGGGATTGGACATTTCATTGTTATACAGATCAATTATTTTTGAATGGAAATCAAGCTTGGATTGCAACATTGCGTAGATGCTTGCCTCAATCGGACTACCTTCGATATGCACCACAGTTACGGAATTCTTCTGCCCTTGTCGGTGCACCCTAGCGTTAGCTTGCAGATAAGTTTCGCTTGATGTAACGGGAGCGTACCATATCACAACATTAGCGGCTGTTAGGGTAACCCCATGTGCGGCGGCTTGCGGCTGTATTAGTAAAACTTTAGGCTCAGTGTTTTCTTGGAAGCGTTTAAATATATCAGTACGTTTGTTTACAGTTACTTCACCGTTAATAATTTCTGATGAGATTCCGCTTTTCGATAGAAAATCACTAATAAGCGCGATAGTGTGAGTAAAAGGTATAAATATAAGTACTTTATGTGTAGCTTCTTGAATAACTTCTTCTACTACTTGTAGCCGATTGGATACATCAAACTCTACTACGCTTTTTGTATCTGTGTAGACTGCGCCGCAAGCTATCTGCAGGAGCTTATTTATTTTAGCCGCAGCGTTTACGGCGGATACTTCTTCACCTGCCGCCTCTATAAGCATATCTTTCTTTAGCTGCTTGTAGTACTTAATTTGTTGCACAGTCAAAGGAGCGTATCGAGACGTGTACGTCATATCAGGCAAATCCAAACAGTCTTTCTTTTCAAACCGAATTGCTGGCTGAAGCAACTGATGCACGATATCTTGTGCCTCTGGTTTCGGTACCCATTTAAACCGCGTCATCTGATACATGACCTTATCGCGGTATGTAGTGTATAAATTTGGCGCTCTCGTCGGCACACACATTTTCGCTAGCCCATAAGCATCTAAAGGGGACTGTGCGGCTGGCGTACCCGTCATCATCCATACCCATGTCTGCGGAGATAGTATGCTTTTTAATACTTTAAATCGTACGGTTCGTGAGTTCTTATACGCGTTTGCCTCGTCAATAATTATCAGATCAAAGCTGCTGTTCTTTATCTCTTCTTGAACAATGGCGACGCCGTCAAAGTTAATGACCACAAATTCTGCTATGCCTTCAACAATTGCCTTGCGTTTTTTACGATCGCCGTAGGCTACATTCACACTGCGATGAACTGCAAATTTAAATAGATCGGCTTGCCATGCGGATTGCATAATCGATAGCGGGCATATAACCAGCACTCTTCTTATGACGCCTTGTTTTATAAGGTAATCCGCCGCCCAGATAGCCGATGCAGTTTTACCCGTGCCTTGTTCATTAAAGCAAAAGCTTCGCTGACGCAAAGTTAAAAAAGACGCGGTCTCCTTCTGATGCGCCATAGGTTTATAGATTCCGGGCCAGTCATAGTCTCGTTCTATTGGAGACGGTACTTTTTTTACGCCTAGCTCCGTAAGAGTTTGAGCTTCTTTTAAGTCCCAACATACAGCTACTTCGGTGATTTCACCCTCGGTATCTAAAGCATGGCTCTTAGGTATGGCGGCAGTTATTCTGGCTGGGTTCTTGGTGCGAACTACCAGCGCTTTGTTGTCTATGATTTGCATTTATTTAATCGTGTGGTCGCTGTTGCGGGCGTATGAACGATTGTCTGTTGCGCTTTTAACTCGTAAATTACTGCGCACAGTCTTGCCGCCTTTGCTTAAGGCTTTTTTATGGTCAACGTCTTTACCGTCACCCTTATGGACAAGCCCCTCTTTTTCCATCATCGCACGTGCTTTGTTTCGAGCGGCGCGTTTCTTTTTAACGGCGGGCGTGCCGTCGTATGTTTCATACTCGTGTTTATACGGTCTAGGTTTATTTACGTAAGGCATTAGTTTCTCCCATTGTGTTCACAATCTTTTACAGCACACCAACCACGGCATGTGAAGTTTGGCACTGGATTCCATACATCCGATTCAAATGATTTTTCTAAGCGCTCTATCTCAGGTATCCAACGCTTCCAAAGTTCGGGCTGATCGTCCGATACAAAAGTAGCTGGCACTAAATCCTCTGCTACTAAAAATACAAGGCAAGCACGAACCGACCTTATATTTGGAAAATGCTTAAAAACTAATAGCGAAAGCAGTTCCAGTTGTTTCTTGTCAGCGTAGCGACTTGACTTACCTGTTTTCCAGTCAACGATACTAGCCTTATCCCCGTTAAGCACAAGCAAGTCGGCGATACCACGAAACCAGACTTCCTTATCGCCAAACTTACACGGCTCAAACTGCTTGGTCAAGCCCATTTCGTACTCGCACAGCTTCTCACCAGCCATTTCTTTAAATGGGTCGAGTCGGGGTTTAATAAACGCATACTGTGGTGGTATGGGCGTACCGTCTTTTATGTAGTCCTCAGCAACTTTGTGTACTGTTTTTCCATAATCGAGGTGTAATTGTGGCGGTTCCACAATGTCTTTGACCACGCGCATTCGATGATATTTGCGGGGGCATTGTTGAAACAGCGATATGCTGGAGTACGACCATGTGTAGCTAACCGACAAACTTTTTTGTTGTTCCATAACTTTTTCCGTATTTGACCTCGCAGTTTAACGGCAATGTTTCTGCCCACTTAGGACGCCAACGCATACACTCTTGTACATACGCGGCGGCTTCTTCGGCCTCTTCATCTCTAGCTATGCAAGCAACAGCGTCATGTACGGTTAGCACAACCTGATATCTTTTAGATATCCGCAACATCTGTTCCCCTATCGCGCATCGGGCTAATGCTTGACATATATTTTCTACAACCTTACCGCCATATATTTTAACAACTCCACGCCTCGTGTCATACATATATTGCGGTCTACCATGCGTGTCGGCGTGACCTTGCCGTAGATTCATATACTTCAATGGCAACCCACTGGGTAGGTCAAAGCCAACCCCGGGCAACACGTAAACTGCTTGGTCTTGATATCCAAACTGTGTAGTCTTTAGCTTAGGGTCAGACAACGCCAACAAGCACTGATGCCCTTGTTCCCATAAAGCTGGAATCTTTGCGTATTCTCGGCGATAAGTATTAAGAATCTGTTGACAAAATAAATCACCAATAGATACGCCAAAGCTTCTCAGTTGTAGTTGAAACTTAACTGCGCCCATGCCATACCCCGCCCCAAGAATAGTGGTCTTGCCAACAAACCGCTCGGAGTCGTCAATCTCCCATACCTTTTTGCCGTAAATCTTAGACGCCATAATCTTGTAGACATCCTCACCTTTCTCAAACGCTTGCACCAAGTCGTTTTGCCCTGCTAGCCATGCCAATACACGCGCCTCGATTTGAGAGGAGTCGGCGTCAATTAAGGTATACCCTTTAGGTGCTGTAATAGCAGACTTCAGCAATGACTTGCGGGGTAGATTTTGCAGGTTAAGTCTGTCGTCCCCACCCCAACGCCCTGTGTGAGCGGCGTAGTATCTTAGCGGGACCGGCAACTTGCCGCGCTTAGCGATATCAATAAATCGTTGAGTCCGTGTTTCTTCCAACGTGCTTTTTGTGCCGAGACGTGCGGCAACAAGGGCTTGCACTCTTTCATCAGGGTGTTCTGCCAAAGCTTTAAAACCGTCGTCATTCTTTGCTAACGCAAGCGTCAATTTACCAGTAGTTGGGCTGTATTTCATAGGGGGTTCTACCCCTAGCCCCTTCAAAACTTCGGCAAACTTTGGGTTTGACAGCAACTCTTCCCTGTTGGTACTTGCCTTAGCTATTAAACTTTCTTTCTTCTCAACGACCTGTATAAGATGCTGTTCAAGTAGCGGGAGGTCTAAAACCATAGTCGGCTTAGTAAACATCCTAAGCGTCAGGTCGATAAGCCTAAGCTCTGACTTCTTGAAATGCAAGTTCAATATATTAAACAGATCGTATGTGATTGCAACGTCATTCTTGCAATACTCTCCATACTGCGCTAACTGTTCCCGCGAAAAGTCCAGTCGGCGTTTACCCATCGCAAGCACGACCTCTGTACCCTTTTTTCCTAGGCTGTACCGTTCAGCTAATTTAGCTAGGCTGTTGCCAACTTCAACGCCGTCTACGGCACGCGCCATACATAACGTATCAAGAAGAATAAAGGGGTGTATCCCAAACCGCCACGCAAGAATAGCCCCATCAAACATCATATTGTGGGCTAGGACAAACGAATTATCCCAATCAAACTGGCTTAGCCAATCCTTAATCTCATCCATCGCCCCAGTGAACCACACAGTCGGCTCGGCGTTAACCTTTAAACCAATACCAATGACTTCGAAACGATCGTCTCTTATGTATTCTTCAGTTGTCAATTTAGATAAAGAAAAATCTTTGTCGTAGAACGTCTCGAAGTCAAGGGTAATTAGGTTCATCAGTTATACCTTTTCGCAAGCGAATTTAGGGCGTTCCCAAAGGGACATAGTATGTGGGGTTGCCCCGCCAGCAAGCAGTTCTTCAGCTTTATAAGTGACGTTGTTATATCTTTTGTGAAACCCCGGACCTACATAAAGCTTGATATCTCTATAGTGTGGTATATAAGTTATTTTGTTGTGCTTGTATACGGTGTACTCTACTCGGTTTGAATATTCTTCAGTAGCTTTCATTTAGTAACCTCTGGTTGTGTTGAGAACTTTGCAATCTCGCGATTTAAATACCAACGTGCTTTGAGCAAGTCTTCGTAATGGTAGCCTTTATGGTCGGCGCGACTAATGTATTTAATCACGTTACCAAGGTTATACCCAAACTCTTTTGCATCAATAAAGTCAATGGTTTCAATACCTCCAACTTTGTAATGCGCGGGACTATTGATTGGGTCGGTGATATGCTGAGCAAGTACGTCTTTGCGGATTCGATTTGCTTCTTCAGTAGAAACATCAACTGATGGTGTCGCACTCTGCATACGCCGCTTAGGTCTTGTGTGCTGATGTATTAACTCTGCCATGCGCTCAGGTGTTATATGTGTGACTGGCGGTAAAAGCATTTTGGACTTAACCATGTAGACAACTTGATACGTGGTATCAAACTTTTTTGCTACGTCTTTAATAGCAATACTGGGGTTAGCAGTAATGTATCTACGGATTTTCTCGGCTCGACTTAATTTTTTCATAGTAATGCTTCCTTGTAATCGTTTTTAATAAATCTTCGGTTTACTTTTTCTAACAGTTTTGGGTCTACTCGCTCGAACGGATTCCAATCGTTCGCGCATATTTTCGAGATGATTTCTTCGTTCTTCATCAATTGTCTCTTGCGGGATAAAGACTTCCTTGGTTGTAAATCTGTGTTCATTTGCACATTCCCTCCTACGTATATGCCCAAATGTGGGCGAGTTTCTAGTTTCTTTTACTGTTGTCCATGCCCCGCATTTGGGGCACTTCATAAGTCTTCTCGGCTAATCATCACTATCGCTATACCTACGGCAACAACAACTATTGCGCCAAGGCACATTAGAAATACTATCCAAGCGATTGTTTCAAGCATCTCTGTTCTCCAACTTACGTCTTAGATAGACTATTAGTGACTCCACAAGTTTTATTGCGTACGGAGCCAACATACCAAGAAAAAATAATCCTACTTCACTCATCGCTTTTCTCCTTTAAAAAATTTATTAAATGTCATGTGTTCTTCTCCTTTAGTTTGGCTTCTATGGCTTTGGCAAAGTCAATCCATTTATAGTCTTGTTCGTATGCCTTTAATGTTTTATTTATTTCCTCATCCGTCAGCCCAACCCAAGGGCGAACGTAGTCTTGGATGTCATCGTCGTCTTCAATCATGCTTACCCTCCAACTCAGTAACCTTGTCAGACAAAACGCGCACTAACTCAGTCAGCACGGTGACCTCTGCCATTAGTTGCTCTCTAGATGCCCCGATCGGGGCATTTTTTATCACTTCAGAGTGTTTTTGTGCATTTATGACCTGATCGGGATATTTTTCGGGCTCTTCAGCAGGCCAACAACGGATGTGCCATTGCTCCCCATACTCTTTTATTGTCAGAAGTGGGTAGCCTTTCCTGACAATCCACTCACTCATCTGCCCATCTGTCTCGGGGTCATAGATAGCGGGGAATCCATGTTTCCAACCCTCGGGCGGGT